GAACGCGCCCCGCGCTGGAAAAGCCGAGGGCGTCCCGAACGCCGGAGGAGATGCGGAGCGTGGAGCCTGTGGAGGATTCTATGCCCATAATTTCTTGCTACCTTTGGGTGCAGTCGGTAGCATGTTCTGCATACGATGTCAAATCTATTTGCTACCTGCGGAAGCGGAGGGCCTGAAGCTGGCGCGGAATGGCGGGGTTGATGTTGAGGCGGTGGCCTGCGGAGAGATGGCGCAAGGCCTGCGTCGTGGCGTCCACCTGATCATCGTGAGCACCAGAGGGAAAGCGCGTGAGCTCCAGCCTGTACTCGTCTACCCATGGCGCAAGGCTCCTGTCGGGGAGCAGGACGTTTCCGCTTTCGAAGATCGCAGTTACTGCGTGGGCGCGGGCCTCCTTGCTCCCGTCCGGCTTCACGGGGACGATGCCGGAGACCTTATGCTTCAAGGCATCGATGATGGCGGGGCCGTTGGCCTTGTCCTCGATGAGGACGCGGGGGCTCATGCGCGGGAACTTCTGCCTGCACCGCTCCGTCATGGCCTCGACCATGGCGCAGCTTTCGGTGAAGCTCCAGCGTCCGCGCATCTGGTCGAGAAGGTAGTAGTCGGCCCCGTGCCTGCCCCAGAGCTGGCCCACAACGAAGTCGCTGGCGTCCCCGTTGGAAAAGGTCATGTCCCAGCTTTGGACCACCTCGTCGAACCGTGCGGGCAGGCTGTTCGATAGCCATATCTTCTGCAGCCATTCGTCCTTAAAGATAGCGCCTCCGTCCGGCACGGGGTGCTGCTGGTAGAGCGCTTCCCAATCGCGGGTGCCGATGGCGGCCTTGATGCGCTCCAGAGCCTCCAGCGGGTAGCGCTCGGGGTGCAGGGCCTCGCCCTTCTTCCTGTGTTCCTCGTCCTGTTCCGCGATGGCGGGGAAGTTGATGACCCTCCACTCGTCGCCCTCGCCCTTGGCCTGCGCTTCAAGAAGGCGGCCAGCCAGATCGTCTTCATGCCATTTCGTCAGAATGACGATGACACCGCCTCCAGGGGCAAGACGTGTGTAAAGCGTGGACGTGTACCAGTTCCACACGGCGTTCCGCACCGTGAGACTGTCTGCTTCGGCACGGTTTTTGACCGGATCGTCGATAATGGCACAGGAAGTTCCAAAGCCTGTCAGACCGCCTCCAACGCCAGCGGAACGGTAGCACCCATGCCTGCCCACCACCTCGAAGTAGTCGGCGTTTCTGGCCCAGCTTCCCGCCTTGACGGCGTGGACTCCCGCAATCGTGGTTTCGGGAAAGATGCGACGGTACTCGTCGCTGTCAACGATGCGCTGGACATCTCGGTTCATGGCGCTTGCCAGTTCTGCGCTGTAGGACGTGCCGATCATCTGCATGTCGGGGTAGCGCCCCAAGGCGTAGGCGGGAAAGCATCGGGAAGCGATGGTGCTTTTGCCATGGCGGGGCGGGACCGTGATCATGAGCCGAGGAGACTTCCGCTCGGATACCGCCTGCAGGAACATCTCAAGCTCGTCGCAGATGCATTCATGGACCCAGCCCATGAGGTAGCCTGGCTGCGTAGCCATGACAAAAGCGCCCAGATAGCTGCGGGCGAGGGCAATGCGCTCTGCGCCCAGATCAATCTGCGGCAGACTCCGGTTTTCCATCTGCTTGTCCGTTTGCCCTGCGCCACGCCTCGCGGGTCATCTCCTTGAGCACGTCCAGCGAGCATCCGCTCAAGTCCAGCCTTTGCGGGCTCATGCTTCCGTCGGAGCTCGTCACGTCCACCTTCTGCGTCTTGCCGTACATCCACTCCCAGTACATGGCGGCGGCCTTGAGGTCGCCCTGCGCGGCCTTGACGCCGACGGCGCGGGCGATGGCCTCGGCATAGGTCAGGCCGTCTCCGCCGCCCTTGACCGGGACCACGACGCTCTGCAGGGCCTTCACGGCCTCGCGGAGGTCGCGCTGATGCCTGCGCTTCTCGCCGGAGGCGATGCCACCTTTGCGGCCGTTTTCTCTGGCTTCGCTCTGGCTTCGCCTGTTGCCTGGAATGAGGTTCTGCTCGTTCGCCATAGGCTATCCTCCGCGCTCTTCCTTAACCTGCGCGTCTTCCACAACCTTCTTCGGGTACGGCTTCGCCAGCGGGGCTATCTGCTTCCGCATCTTGCGGTCGAGGGGCATGAGGTACTTGTACTTACCCATGTCCATGACGCGCTTGGCGTTCTTCCATCTGAGCTTGACGAACTGCGATTCTGTCATGTTCTTAGGCTTCCTGCTTTGAATTGCTCTTGCGTGGTACAACCGCCCATTGATGAGGTAGAGTCTCTGCGGAAGCGTTGTCCCCGTATAAATCCAGTTGGTCGCTTGATATATGCCACCTACATGTCCTTGCTCAGGGTCAGCATAGCTCACCACAAGGCGCAGGCCAGGATTTGTCTCCTTCAGTTTGCGGAGAGCCTGCATCATAATCTCGGAAACAAAGTGCCGATGGTCTCTCAAGGCGATGCGGGTGAGTTCTACGCACTCGGTTTGTTCTAGGCCAAACGGCTTGCCGATATTGTTATTCGCGCCTCTGGAGAAAATCACCACGCCGACAAACCTGCTGTCTTCCCACACGCCGACCTTGAACAACTTGCCCGCAGGAAGACATTTTGAATAGTGCCAATGAGTGCAGGCGTATTTAGTTGCCTCACTGCTAACCCACGCGCACTTGAGTTCCGGCATCGCCTCTGCCATCGGCTACACCTTGAGTTCGAAGACGTGCCCGCAGTGCGGACAGGTCGCGGTCTTCTTTTCTTTCTCGTCCAGGCGGGTGGCTTCGGCGTCCTCGTCAGGGTCGAAGTTCCCGCCGTCTCCGTCCAGCCAGATGTCGCTAAGCTCTTCTGCATCGAAGCCCGTGAGTTCCAGATTGAAATCAAGCTCCTGCAACTCCTGCAGCTCCAGCTTGAGCAAATCAGGTTCCCACTCTGCCCAGTTGGCGCTCTTGTTCGCGAGGATGCGGAAGGCCTTCACCTGCGCCTCGGTCAGCTCGTCCGCGAGGGCAACGGGGACTTCCTTGAGGCCCAGCTTCTGCGCGGCCTTCAAGCGCAAATGGCCGTCTACAACCGAACCGTCCGACTTCGCCACGATAGGGATGCGGAAGCCGAACTCCTTGATGGCACTGCACATCCTGTCCACCTGCGCGTCGTTCTTCCTGGGATTTCTGCAATACGGCACGAGCCGTTCAATGGGCCACGTTTCGACCTTGAGTTCTGCCACCTGATTTCCTCCTAGAACTTCCTGAACGCCCCGTCCCCGCTCTTGTCGGGCTCCGGCTTGTCGATGATGTCGAGGGCTTCCTCGACCTTCTGCTCCGCCGCGTGGTTGATCCTGTGCAGGGCCTTGCGGAGCAGGCTGGGCACCGGAAGCTCCAGCGCCTCGCACTTGGTCAGGATGCTGATGGCCTCGTGCATCGCTAAATATGCACAGGCCCACAACGGCACGGGGACAGTCTGCCCGAGGACGTGCTGGCCTATGTACTGGCAGAGCCACGCGATGGACAGCACCAGCGTGTAGACGGGGATCTTGGCGAAGCCCCGCGCAAACTTGCGGAGCGAGAACATCCTCATCCGTGCGGCCAGCCAGATGCCCAGCACGAAGTCGGCCACGAAGAAGCCGACCAGCGCCCATACGAGGTCGAGGGGGAGGCCCATGGCTTCGCAGGCCACGGCGATGCAGGCGAGGCCGCCCTTGAGCCACGGGGCTGATACTACGCCTCCGAGGATGCTTCCAAAGTCGTGTATGGTTTCGGACATTGAAACGTCTCCGATGTCTCCGGCGTCTGTCATGGCTGGCTCCTACTCGTCGGCGTCAAGCCATTCGAGGGCCTGCCGCTTCATGGCGCTACACCTGCGCGTCCAGCCCTTGATGAACACCTTCTGGCTGGGGCGGTTCGCCACGATGCTGTCGTAGAAAGACTGCCTCTTGTTGGCCACGGCACCGATGCCGTTCGGGCAGTTGAGCAGGCGCATCGCCGCCCTTGTCTTGGGGCCGAACTTTCCGTCTACGGACAGTTTGGGGAAGACGCTTGTCAGAAGATTGCAGGCCCGCTGGATGATCCGCATGGCGTTGCCGGAGCCGTGGTTCACGTTCATGTCGTAGGCGCAGAGGCAGACGCTCAGAGGCTGGTCAT